CGCTATCTGATGGGCGTGGGCAAGCCGGTCGATCTGGTCGAGGCCGTCAGCGCCGTGGCGGTCGCCGTGGTCGAGAACGAGGACGCCGAGCTGACGGCGCGCTGGATCTGGCCCGTCGCCTGCGCCGTGGCGTCGGCGCACACCGGGGCGGACGCCGCCGTGGTCGGTCGGATTACCGGCGCGCGGGACAAGACGCCCCGCCCCGTCAGCCAGGCCCGCAAGCTGGCCGTCTATCTGACCATGACCGAGGGCGACGTGAACGCCACGGCCATGGCGGCGGCGTCGGGCCTGAACAAGGAAACGGTGCGCCACCACGTCGCCAGCGTCGAGGACGCGCGCGACGAGGACGGGGCGCTGGACGATCAGTTGGAAACGCTGGCGGCCGATCTGCGCCGCCGGCTGGACGAGGAGTTGAGCCAGTGGTGAGGTCAGCCGACCACGCGCGGGCCGATAGAGTGTTTGCGGGCGCGTTTGTCGGCGCTCCATCGGTGCGCCTGGTTGTGGATGCGCGCCGCCGCCTCGGCCGCCAGGTTCACCGCCGGGGCGAGCCCCGATGGATCGGGCGGGATGTCTCGGTCGTAAAGCGACGAGAGACGGTTGCTTTCAAGAAACGCGGTCGTCGCCGGCTCGATCATTCGAAGCGCCTGTTCCATCTCCATAACGGCGCTGACCAGCTCCCAGTTTTGCAGCTCGTGCAATGGAATAGCCCTAAGCGCAGCAGCGCAGCGCTCTCGGTCAGTTTCCTGTTCTCGCCACTCCTTGCGCAAAACAACCTGACCGGCCCAGCCCAGCTCGGTCAAAACGACGTAGCCTCCTTTGACCAGATGCTCCGCCTTGAATATCAGAGCCGCCAAACCGCTGACCCGATCAGACATCGCCTCGCGGCGGATTTCCTTGCGGTCGCGATGGGAAATCCAGACGGCGATCAGAATGGCGGCGATGCTGCCGACCGCCTGAACCACGGCGGCCGCGACCACAATGGCGTCGCCGATATCGTTGCCGCCGATTTCAACCTTGAGTGTCATGACGACGCCTATAGCACGGGTTTTCCAGTATGACCCTGGAGCGTCGTCCCCTGCCCTACACCTGGGAACGGGTGAAGGAGGAGCTGCAGCTGCGGCTGCTCAGCCTGTTGAAGGACCTGGGGATCAAGGAGAAGCCGGATCACCAAGGAATGGTGCGTCCGTTGAACCCCAACCGCCGCGACAACAAGCCGGGCAGCCTGATCATCTGGACCGAGGGCGAGTTCAAGTCGCGCGGGCGGTTCAAGGATTTCAGCAGCGACGACGGCGGCGACATCTTCGGCCTGATCCAGTTCTGGGCGCGCCCCCGGCCGGCGGGCAAGATGGACGTCTATTGGTGGGCGCTGGAATGGCTGGGCTGGGACAAGGGCAATGTCCGCACCCTGTCGGAGGATGTCGAGGCGCGCGAACGGCGCGAGCGCGAGCAGCGGGCGTTCGAGGCCAAGGAAAAGCAGCGGAAGGATCAGATCAGCCGCGCCCTGTTCGCCCTGTGGTTGGGCCTGCCGCCGATCACGGGGACGCCGGCCGAGCGGTATCTGCGCGAGTTTCGCGGTATTCCTTTGGAGCGGCTGGCGCATCAGCCGGGCGCCCTGCGCTGGGCCGAGCGCGTCGAGTGGATCGACCCGGAGACGGGCGAGGTGTTCGAGTGGAAGCACTGCATGGTCAGCGCCATGACCGCCGGAAAGGCGGTGACGGGTCTGCATCGGACCTTCCTGAAGCCGGACGGCGGGGGCAAGGCCGACCGCAAGAAGGCCAAGACGATGATCGGGGCCGTGTCCGGCGCCGCGATCCGCGTCAGCCCCGGCCCCAGCGGGTTGAGCCCCACGCGGGCCGAGGCCAAGGGGCGGACCGATCCGCTGATCATCACCGAGGGGATCGAGGACGCCCTGACCCTGGCCGTCGCGCGGCCGGACTGCCGCGTGTGGGCGGCGGGGTCGCTGAGCCTGATGGGCCTGCTGGACTGGCCCGCGTGCGCGTCGGCCGTAGTGCTGGCGGCCGACAACGACTGGGACAAGCCCCAGGCGATGGCGGCGTTCGAGAAGGTCGAAGCCTGGTGGCGCGGTCAGGCGCGCGGGCGGCCGGTACATGTCGTGCGCGCGGCGGCCGGGAAGGATTTTAACGATATGGCGCGGGGGGAAGCGGCGTGACTTTCAAACCTTCAGCCTTTCTTCGGCTTTATGCTTGCGCGCTGTCGAGCAGAGGTCAGGCGCTCTCGAACCATGGGATCGTCGTGGGGATGTACAGTTACGCCCCTCGCGACCGCCAAGTCGGCGATGCTGTCCGACCACAGATCAAGTTTGTTGATCGAGGCGATCAAATCAGCCTCGGAAGTTTCGACCGGATCATCCGCAGAAACCGTCATGCGACGAGGCCAGTCGGCGATAAACACATCAACAGTGACAAGCAGATCCGCCCATTTGCTGCCGACCAGCTGATCGCTGGGCAGCGCAGAGACCCTCTTTCCGAGCGCCGCGATCGCCGGGGCACCTGCCATATAGCGAAGGTAGGCCGCATGCTCGCTGCGGTGCTTGTCAAAGCCACGCTTCGCGTCACGAGTGATCCCATACGTCGTTGCCGCAATGTACAACAGGGTTCTGATAGTCTCTCTTTGCCGTGCCGCTGCTTCTCTACGTGGCAGGAGTGCGACCCAAAGCGCGGTAATGACCGCCCCTGCGCTAGCAACTGCCGACCATGCTTCCCAGTCAAACCACTTTGTCAGGTTAGCCGCAGCTACCCACCACCAGACCTCGGGCGTCGTCTCAAACATCGTTCATCTCTTCTCTTGGCCCCCCTCTATGACAACTGACCCGTTTGCTGCAATCGCCGCTCAGTTGCCGACCTTCGAAGAGGAAGATCAGGTCGCGCTGTCGCGCCAGGTGCTGAGTGCGGCGCGGAACGATCCGCCGCGCGGCGCGCCGCTGACCTTCGAGATCCGAAGGGACGAGCCGGAAGCCGTCGAGCCGGGGCGCTGGCGCGATCACCACGCCCAATGGCACCGCCTGCCCCTAGGGTGTCCAGTGACGCCGCTGGGCAAGTTGGCGACGTTGTCGGGCACCACCTATTTCTTCCTGGATACGCTGGGCGAGGTCGCCGTGCTGTCGGAAAACGCCGGCAAGGGGCACATCACCAGCCTGTTCGGCGGACGGCCGCTGTATCTGACCTGGGCGTGGCCCCGGTTCGGCAAGGGCGGGGTTGTGACCGGCTATGCGGCCGAGGATGCGCGCGACGACCTGTTCGCGGCCTGCACCTATTGCGGGACGTTCGAGCTGGAAGACCGGGTGCGCGGTCGCGGCGCCTGGCGCGACGACGACGGGCGGCTGATCTATCACGCCGGGGACGCCATCTGGATCGACGGGCGGTGGAAGCCGCCGGGGTCGCATGGGCGCTACATCTATCCCGGACGGCCCAAGATCGGGCGACCCTCACCCCGGATGGAGGCTGCGGGCGAGGGGTCGCCCGGCGACGTGCTGCTGGCGGGGCTGAGGTCGTGGAACTGGGAACGGCCCGACCTCGATCCCCGCCTGGCGCTGGGCTGGCTGATGACGGCGATGGTGGGTGGGGCGCTGGAGCAGCGGCCGGTGATCTATGTGACCGGGGGCGAAGGCAGCGGTAAGTCCACGCTGCAGAAGCTGTTCCGCCTGCTGATGAACGGGGCGCTGCTGGCGACGTCGAACACGACGCAGGCGGGCATCTATCAGAAGGTCAAACAGGACAGCGTCGCGGTAATGGTCGACGAACTGGAGGCCAAGGAGGACACGCGGACGACGGACAAGATCCTGGAGCTGGCGCGGGTCGCCTATTCCGGGGACAAGATGCAGCGCGGCGGCAAGGACGGCGTGGGCCAGGAGTTCAGCGTCATGTCGTCCTTCCTGTTCAGCAGCATCGCCGTTCCCGCCATCGACGCCCAGGACGCCAGCCGTATGGCGATCCTGATGCTGCGCGAGCGTGTGGCGCGCGACACCGTGCTGGAAGACCTGGGGCTGCGTGACGCGACCAGGGTGCAGGCCATCGGGCGCCAGCTGCTGAAGCGGATGGTGGCCTGGTTCGACCGGCCGGCGGGCGACGACTGGAACGCCCTGCTGGCGCGGTTCAAGGCCGCCCTGATCGCCGTGGGCCATAACGACCGCAGCGCCGACACCTTCGGCGCGCTGGCGGCGGCGTGTCACGCCTCGCTGGAAGACACGATGCCGGACCAGGTGGAGTTGCAGCTGTGGCAGGGGCTGCTGAAGGCCTCGGACCTGGTGGAGACCAGCGGCAAGGAGCGGACGTGGCGCCGCGCCTTCATGCACATGATCGAGGCCCAGCCCGAGCAGTTGCGGACCAACCGGCATCGGTCGGTCGGATCGGTGCTGGCGGCGTGGAAGGCGAACTTCACCCCCGGCTATGTGGGCGACAAGGCGTCGTTCGAGGACGTGATCTATACGCTGAAGAACTTCGGCATGACGATCAGCTGGCCGCGCGACGACTATGGCCAGCCGATGCTGGAGGAGTGGGCGACCGCGCGCCTGTTCATCCCCGCCAAGCATCCGGGGCTGAACATCCTCTACGCCGGGACGCCGTGGGCGGGCCGCATGGGCACGCCCGGACCCTGGACGGGGGTATTGCGGCAGATGCCGCCGCACCTGTGGAAGGCGGGCAAGTGCGACCGGGGGCTGGACGCCAAGGCCAGCGGCATCTTCGTGCAGTTGGCGGACGTGCTGGCCTGGGACGACGCGATGCCGCTGCCGATGGCGGCGTAGCCGCCCCTGAGAGCGCCGCGACAGCGGTGATCGAGGCATGAGAAAGAGGCCCGGTCGCGGCAGCGGCCGGGCCTCGCTGCGTCGCCGACCAGGCGACGCTCTGCGTCTACTTCGTCAGCGTGTAGATGACAGTGTGGTCATGACCAAGCGGGCCATCGACAACCGAAATGACGAAATAGAGCTTGTACTGCACTTGGCCCGGCGTCCAGGTCATATCCATCCGCAGGCTGTCATCTCCTGAAAGCCTGCCGAACTTCAGAGTCGTGGACCCGTCAGCGTTGTCTACAACGGCCGAAGAGCCGGCCGCTGCAGATGCATCGGCAGCAAGCCTCATCGTACCGCCGCCGAGGCTTAGGACAGCCTCGGCAGCCGTTCGCGGCAGCACAAAGCTTCCGGTTTCGACGACGTCCTTTGCGTCGAGCTTCATAACAGGCATTCGCAACTCCCAATCTCAATGTGACGGCGACATAGGGTTGATGAACACGGTTATCAACCTTGCGCTAGCGACCACAGGGAGCGCCTGCGCAGCGCCCGCAGGGCGCGGTGCGCGCAGGCTCCGCATAGGGGGCTGGACCCCGACCCTGACCCGTCTGGATGGCTCTCTATGACGTCCTCGTCCGCCCCCGACCCGAGCCTGATTAGCGAGGATAGGCGCGCAGCCGAGGGTCAGGGGTGACCGGCGACAGGGTTCTACGGTTCTAGGCCGGGTTCTGTCGGAAGCGCCGCGATCTCAAGAACATCATCAAGTCACAGAACCACAGAACCGCAGAACCGGGGCTGTCGCTCACACGCGGAAACAATAGAGGTTCAATCTCGCATACAGGCGAGGATTATAGAGTTCTGTGGTTCTGTGGTTCTGCCCTTGCGAAAGGCGCTGAAATCGTTCGAATATCCATAGAACCCGCCCAAGAACCCGCCAGAACCCAATAAAGAAGGCCCTTAATATGAATATGCCGACGCTGCCGGGCGTCGCACCGGCTCCGAAGCGGCGGCCAGGGCGGCCCAAAGGATCGGGGAACAAGCGGTCGGGCGACCTTCAGCGCTATGTCGAGGCCCAGTTCGCGGGGATGACGCCTGGTCAGCAGTCGGCGCAGATCGGCCTGGTGACGGCGAAGGAGCTGCGCGACGCGAAGGGCGACCTGCTGCTGGCCATGGCGGCGAAGGCGCGGGCGCTGGCGGGGCTGCTGGGCTGCGAGGCCAAGGAGGCCTGGCTGTTGATGCAGCGCGAGCGGGCGGACCTGCTGCCCTATGTCCACCAGAAGCGCGCGCCGAAGGCCGAGGAGACGGACAAGGAGCGGCCCAGCCTGACCTTCGTCGCGATCCCGGTCGAGGGCGTGACGGCGGCCGGCGACGGGGCGACGGCGGGCGAGTGGGACACGCCCCCCGATCTGTTGGAAAATCAAGGACTTGGCGTCATCGAGGGCGAGCAGGTCACACAACCCAAGTCACACGACGACACCTAAGGCATTGATCTTGCTGGATTAGGCGCTGCTGGCGCTTCTGATGTGAAATCAGCGGGCCGCCCCCTCCCCCTGCCTCCCCCCGCCCCCTCGCGACCCCCGGCCCCCAAAATCGGGCGCCGCCGATTTCCCCAGGGGGTGTCTTTCCGGCAGGTCTTGGCCCCTGCGGTTCGTCCGCCCCCCATTCGGGAGCCGCGAAACTGACCCCATCGCACAGGGTCAGGGTTGGGGAACGGCTTGTCCGCCACGGAACAGAGGATAGAGCAGCGGACGTGGGGCTTCGCCGGACCGAAGGCGCGGGCGCACGAGTTCGATCAGGGGCCGGTGTCTATCATTGTCGGGCCGACGGCCGGGGGGAAGACGATTGCGTCGGCCCGGCGGTGTCTGCGCGCTGCTCTCTGGCAACACGCTAGTCCGAGAGACGGCTGGCGTCGAGCCAGAATATTCGTCGTCTGCCCGACCTACCGGATCGCCTGGGACAGCGTGATCCCGTCCTATCTGAAGGTGATGGACCGGCCCTGGGGGAAGTGGAACGGGGCCAAGGGCGATCCGGCCGATCACCTCATCAAGATTGACGAGAAACGCCCCGATGGCCTGTTCGGCCCCGATGGTCGGGGTCCGGTCGAGGTCGATGTGCGGTTTCGCGCCGTGCAGGACATGGACCTGGACGAGTTCTTCCGGGGCAAGGAGTGCACCGCCTTCTGGCTGCCCGAGTTCGACACCCATGCGTCCAGCGCCATCCTGTCCTATTGCACCAACCGCGTGGGGCGCTTCCCCGAACCCGAGGATCGGCCCGAGACGGCGCCGACCATCGCCTATGCCGGCGTCTGGGGCGACGCCAATACGCCGACCATCGGCAGCTGGTTTGAAAAGGAGTTCTACGGCCAGGCGCGGCCGGGCATCACGGTCCACAAGCAGCCGCCGGGCTATGACCCTGACGAGCCGGACGGCTTCCATGTGCTGGCCGAGAACAAGGCCAATCTGAAGAAGATCCGGCCCGACTATTACCGCAACATGGCCTCGACGATGGAAGAGGCCGATGTGCGGCGCCTGCTGCAATGCAAGCTGACCTATGGCCGGCTGGGCGTGCCGGTCCACCCGGCCTTCGACGAAACCAAGCATGTCGGGCCGTCTGACATGGAGCCGGACCCGGAACTGCCTGTGCTGATCGGCGTGGACGTCGATTTCAAGGGCGCGGCGACCTTTGGCCAGCGCAGCCTGTTCGGCCAGTGGTCCGTCTATGCCGAGGTGGTGGCCGAGGACGCGCCGGACGGCGAGATGGATGTGATCGAGTTCGCCGACGCCATCGTGAACACGATGAAGACCGTCTTTCCGCGCTGCAAGAAGGCGCTGCTAATCGTCGATCCGGCCGCGAAGGCGCGGTCGACCCTCAATCGCCAGCTGAGCTGGGCGCAGGAGCTATCAGTGCGGACGAAGATCGCCGTGGTCCCGGCGCCGACGAACGATCCGCTGATCCGCCGAACGGCCCTGGCCCGCCCCTTGAAGCGCCACGGCGGCTGGAACGCGCATCCACGCTGCACCTGGCTGATCAACGCGCTCAACGGCGGCTTTCACTACCCCAAGAAGGGCAACGGCTCGTCGCAGTCGGCGAAGAAGAACGAGTTCAGCTCGGTCGGCGAGAGCGCCGAATATATGGCGATGGGCGGCGAAGGGCTGGAAGACCGGGCGGGGTTGCTGCCGTCCATGTCGCTGCACGGCGCGGGTGCATCGAACGTGGTGGAGGTGGTCTTTGACTGACCCCTGGCCCGCATCCTGGCCCTGGCGGCGGTCGTCCGCCCCCGCGTGTGGCGGGCGCAGGTTGGGAGCATGAGCTTCTTGCGCCGTCAGAAAGTCCGTGAAGCGCCGCGTCCGGTCGATCCGGCCGATGTGCAAAACCGCATCGACCAGGCGCGTCAGAAGCGCCTGCGCAGCGGCGGCCGGGCGTCCACCTTCCTGAGCGATGCGGTCACGGCCGCCGCCACGGCAGGCGCCCCCGCCACCTTGACCGGGGTCGGCTGACATGGCCGAGGTCGCCGCGCCCACTGTCGCCCGGATGCCGTCGATGACGGACCGGGGTCGGCGCATCCGCAACGGCTGGGAAGAGAACCAGGCGCAACGGCGCGTGTTCGAACCCGGCTGGCAGGCGGTCAGCGATTACTTCTACCCGTCCACCGACTTCGCCGTGTCGCCCCTTACGCCGGTGATCCGCCGCAATCGGCGTGTCGTGACCAATGTGCCGCGCCAGAACCTGAAACAGGCGGCGGCCCTGTTCATCGCCTACGCCATCGACACGACGCAGCCGTTCCTGGCGCCCAACGTCAATCGCGGGATGGCCCAGAGCGGTCGGGCGATCTATCGGCGCGACAGCGAAGGCCGCAAGCTGGACCTGTCAGCCGAGAGCCGCGACTATCTGGACGATCTGCGCTGGCAGCTGTTCGACGCGCAGATGCTGCCCCAGTCCGGCATGGTGACGGCGGTGGCCCGGTGCGGCCTGGAGTTCCTGGCCTTCGGCAACTGCGTGCGCTGGATCGGCCGCAAGCGGGGCTTCGGCCCGCGTCACCAGCACATGCCGCTGAAAAGCTGCTGGTGGAGCCAGAACGAAGAGGGCGAGACGGACACGATGTTCCGTCGCTTCACCCTGTCGCTGTGGCGGCTGGTCGAGACGTATCCGAACGCCCTGGACCATCCCAAGATCGCCGAGAAGTATCGGGACACGAAGAAGCACGGCGAGACGATCACCCTGCTGCACGTGGTCGATCCGCGCCGGGGCGGCGTGTCCGGCGCGGTCAACACCAACAAGCCGTTCAGCGACCTGACGCTGCTGCCCGACTACGACATGTTCGAGGTCAAGGAGAGCGGTTACGACAGCTTCCCCTACCAGGTGGCGGGGATGGATGCGCGCGAGGGCACGCCCTACTGCACCGGCCTGGGTTACGACGCCCTGCCCGACGCGATGGCCCTGAACCACTTCTCGGGCGGGATGGAACGGGCCATCGACCTGATCAACGACCCGGTGCTGTTCGCGCCCACGCGCCTGTTCGGCAACCGGCTGGACCGCCGTCCGGGGCAGGTGAACGTCTATGATCCGGTCAACCTGGGCTTCCAGTCGCTGAAGGATGCGATCCAGAAGGCGGACATCGCGGGCGACCCCAGCTGGGCCGAGCGCCGGTGCGAGAAGCTGACGGACAATATCGAACGGGTCTTCTTCGGCCAGTTCACCAACCTGCGCGACGCGGCCAACGTCACGGCCGAGGAGATCCGCGAGCGCCGCGATCTGCGTCAGCGGGCGATCAGCTATCTGGTCCCGACCTTCGACCGCGACCTGTTCGGCAAGGGCGCGGACCGCGAACTGGACGCCCTGCTGGAAGAAGACCTGGTCGCGCCGCCGCCGGCCGAGCTGTCGGGCGTGGACGTGGACTGGGACTATGCCGGTCCGCTGGCCAAGGCGCAGATGCGGACCCAGGTGGACGGCGCCCTGATGCTGTTCAACGCCGCCGCCGCCGCCAAACAGTTCGACGAGAGCGCGGGCGACGTGGTCGCCGTGCACGAGGCCCTGCGCACCATCAACGACAGCCTGGGCAACGCCCCGGCCATGGTGAAGTCGCGCGCCGAAGTCGAAGCCATCCAGCAGCAGCGGGCCGAGGAGAAGGCCCAGCAGCAGCAGGACGAGGCCATGACCGCCGAGGCGACCGCGCTGCGCGACGCCGGCCAGGGCATCGCCTCGATCGAGAACGCCGGCCAGCAACCGCGCATGGCCGCATAGCGCCGAACCAACAGGAGAAACGGCCTTGAGTAAGCCCCCGATGATTGATCTGACCGGCGACCTTTCACGCCTGCGCCAGATCGCCCTAAACCACGCCGTCGAAAAGGTCGGACGTCACCCGCAAGGGAGCATCGTAAGCGCCGAGGTGATCGAATGCGCCGAGGCTTTTCTGCGTTGGCTGACAGAGGAGCGCCGAGATCCGTCGCAAGACGGTGACGGCGCGCGCTACGGCATCCCAGCGTCGAACGATCAAGCCTGCGTCACGCCGTGCGTCGCCTGGTTCACTCATGAGCAGGACGCCGTCCTGTTCGCAGAACGGGAACGGGAAGTTTGGGATCTGGTGACAGGGAAGCGCGTCGCATGATCGACCTCGTCACCAAATCCCCGCCAAAGCCCGAGCCGTCTACGATCCGCCGCCGGGCGATGTCCAGCACAATGATGCAGCCCCTCGGCAAAGGCGCGCTGGCGCTATGGGCTGAAGGTGACGCGGGCGCGCTGGTCATACGATGACCGACGCCCTGCCCGAGGATGCGCCGGAGCTGGAGCCGGCGGTAACTTTCGACAGTCGCCGGCTGATCGCCCTGGTGCGCCGGGGCGACGCGGCGGCCATCGGCGAGGCCTATCGGCTGACGTTCGCCAGCGACATCGGCCGGACGGTGCTGCTGCACATGCTGGCCACCATCGGGGAGATCGGCGCGCCGCGTGCGGCCGAGACGCCCGAGCAATCCAACCACCTGAACGGACGGGGTTTCGCCGTCCTGAAGATCGCCGGCCTAGCCGGCTTCGACCCTGTGGCGATTTCCGCCGCGGGCCTGACGCAGGCGCTTGAGGGCGCCGCACATGAGCATGGATATGGACCCGATTACACCCACGCCCCAACCGTCACCTTCACCGACGCCGACGCCGACGCCGGAGCCGACCCCGACGCCTTCACCGGAGGCGCTGAAGCCTCCGATTTCGCCTAATCCCTCACCGACGCCAAAGGCCGACGACGCGCCGTGGCAGGACAGCCTGCCGGACGATCTGAAGACCCATCCGCTGTTCCGCGGCTACAAGACGCCGGATGAGGCGATGAAGGCGCACCTGAACCTCTACAAGCAGCGCGGCGTGCCCGCCGAGAAGCTGTTGACGATTCCCGACAAGCCGCAGGACCAGGCGCCGGACGACTGGGTGCCGATCCACAAGGCGCTGGGCGTTCCGGACGATCCCAAGGACTACAAGATCGAGCTGGCGCCCGAGGCGGCGGCGGATACGCCCGAGTTGGCCAACATTCTGCGCGAGCTGGGTGGCAAGGCCAAGTTTACGCCCCAGGCGATGGATGCGGTGATCGAGACGCTGAACGACCTGGGCAAGAAGGCCGCCGAAGCCGAGACGGCGCAAAAGGCCGAGGCGCTGAAGACGACCGACGAGACGCTGCGCAAGGAATGGGGCGCGGCCTATGACGGCAACAAGCGCGCCATCGGCAAGCTGATCCGCGACGCCCTGGGCGGTCAGATCGACGATGCGGCGGCCGACGACCTGGCGGCCGATCTGGGATCGAACACGACCCTGTCGCGCGTCCTCGCCCACGCTGTCGGCAAGATGGCCGAGCCGGAGGCGCCCGAGGGCGGCGGACGGGAAACCGGCGCACCCAAGGCGATGACGCCGGCGGCGGCGACGGCGGCGATCAGCGCGCTGTATGGCGACAAGGAGAAGATGGCGGCGCTGAACGACAAGAACCACCCGCAACACGTCGCGGTGTTCAAGGAACGTCAGCAGTTGCTGGCCTGGCAGAACGCCAGCGGTCAGAGGCCCGACAAACCCGCTTGACGGGTGGAGCAAATCACGACAGTCAGTGGCGTAACGGCTCTGGTAGCACCGAAGTTAAAACCCTTTCGGGGGTCTTAGACGCTCCACTCTTTCCTCCCCGGAGACCGCAAAAGCGCCGGACCCGAGGGAAGCGCCCCAGGTTCGACTGGGCAGGCGGGCGTCACCGCCAGGCACGCACGGCCATCCGGCCGAGACTGCAGCCGATCAAACCCAACACTTGATCGAATGCAGGAGGGCGTGCGCCCATGGACTATTCCCAAATCACCCAGGCCGACGTTGACGGGTTCCGCGCGAACCTCAACATGGTCCCGCAGCAGACCGAAAGCGTCTATCTGCCCCACATCGACGCCGACCTCGCCTATTCGGAGATCGGCAAGATGTTCAACGTCGACAGCATCGGCCAGTCCGATCCCAAGGACGTGGACACGGTTGTGCCCGACAGCCCCGAGGGCCTGCTGGAAATGACGCGCCGCGTCGGCTTCCTGAAGGGCTTCCACGACGGCAAGTTCATCGAAAGCATCCAGAAGGTTCACCAGCTTCAGGATCCGACGGACAAGGTCATGGCGTCCATGCGCGCCGGCAAGATGCGCAAGCTGGATGCTCGCGTTCGCGACAGCTTCTTCGCCCCGGCCCGTATCGGCGAGAACGGTGAGAACGTGCTGGTCTTCCCGACCGGCCGGATCGTTGATGTGGCCAGCCGCAAGTTCATCCACGCTCTGGAAAAAGATGCGGTGCCGGCCTCCGGCGCGCTGCCTTTGACCTTGGGTAAGATCAGAACTGCCGCCAGCATTATCCGCAAGACGAAAATCCTGCAGCTTCTTCAAGGCGGCAAGATCAAGCTTGCGTTGCGCGAGGACGACGTTTCCCAGCTGTTGACCACGGTTCCTGCGACCAGCGCGGACTATCAGACGGTGAAGCGGATCGAAAACGGCGAGCTGACCCATGCCTGGGGCGTCGATTTCGTGATGGACGAGGACGTGCCGTTCAAAGACGGAACGACGGACGTGCGCATCCTGCCGATGTGGGTGGACAAGGCCATCATGCTGAAGGCGCGTGAAATCCACACCGCCACCATCACGCCGCGCGGCGACAAGTCTATGCGTCCCTACGCCTACTATGAGACCGAAGCGGGCGCGGCCCGTGGCTGGGACGAAGCCGTGGCTGGGATCGAGGTCAAGGACATCGCCGCCTAAGCCAACCGGGCCGGTCCTGACGGATCGGCCCCTTCCCTCTTTTCCTCGCCCCAGCGGGCGATGCGGACCCCGGAAGGGCCGTAAGATGACAAGGAACGACACCCATGGCCCGTTTCATCGGCGCTATCCTCGGAGCCGCCCACGCCGCGAACAGCGGAGCGGCCGGCAGCCTGACCGACCCGTTTTTCTGCAACGGCCGCGTCGCCCGCATGCTGCGCGACTACTTCACCGGCGACGTGGCCCAGAACGACATCCTGTCGCTGGGCTATGTGGATTGGACCACGCGGTTCGATCCGACCCTGTCGGTGATCGAGTTCACCGACTTCGGGACCGCCATCACCCTGGACATCGGCGTCGCCTATATCGTCAACCAGAACGCGGCCGGCGCAGCGGCCTGCCTGTTGTCGGGGCAGGACATCGCGACCGCCGCCGGTTCGGCCAGCCCCCTGAAGTCGGTCGCCATCGCCGACCGTCACAAGCCGCTGTGGCAACTGGCCGGATACGCCAGCGCCCAGGCCGCCCGCGCCGCGACCGTCAAGGACGGCGGCCGCGCCGAGGTCATCGCGACCTTCAAGGGCGGCAATCCCGACGCCGGGACCCTGTCCTGGTCGTTCTACGGTTCCCCGCAGTAACGGGGTCGCCGCCGCGCCCGCGCTGCTCAACAACGGCGCGGCGGTGAAACGGGAGGCCGGGGCGTGATTGCGCCTCGGCCTCTCTGCTTTTCGAGGAAGAGTTGTCGCCATGTCCGTCGCCGCCACCGCCATCGTCAATCAGGCCTTCGCCCAGCTGGGCGAAGACGCGGTTCCGTCCGTCGAGATGGACCCCGCGCCCAGCCGGTTGATCAAGATCCTGCCGCATCTGGCCCCCGCCATCGACGCCGTGCTGGTCAAATATGGCTGGCTGTGCGCCCTGGAATACGCGACCCTGGCCCCCGCGCCGCTGGTCCCCGCGAACTGGAAGTTCGGCTGCAACTATCTGATGCCCGCCGGCGGGCTTGCCTTCTGGGAGGTCGAGCGGGCCGGCGGCTGGGAACGCGGCGTGTGGGAACAGCCCGGCGGCGCCACCGTGCCGATCCTGAGGGCGCGCGAGGGCGGCCCGCTGAACGTCAGCTATGTGAAGCGGCGCGCCGCCGACGCCCTGGACGCCAATGTGCGCGACGCCGTGGTTTTCGAGCTGGCGGCGCGGGCGTGCAGCCCCATCAAGGGCGACGAAAGGCTGGCGCTGAAGCTGCGCGACCTGGCGGATAAGGCCGTGCTGGCGGCGATGGGCACCGACGGCCGGGACGCCAAGGGCGACCTGCCGATGATCCATGACCGGGTCGGCGCGCTGAGGGCCAGCGCGCAATAGGCCGGGCTTCGTCCGCCCCCCATTGCAGCGGGGCGAAAAGACGACATGCGGCAGGTCCATTTCCAGAATGCGTTCAACGTCGGCGAACTGAGCGAGGACGCCTGGTCGCGGTCCGACCTGGTGCAGCATTCCAAGGGGTGCGCCCTGGGCTGGAACATGATCGCCCAGGTGACGGGGCCGACGCGCCGCCGGCCGGGCACCTGGTTCTGCGGGCTGACGCGGTATCAAGACGGTCGCAGCCGCCTGGTGCCGTTCCGCCGCACGGGGAGCGAGGCGCTGGTGCTGGAGTTCGCCCACCAAACCGCGCGCGTCTGGACGGCGGACGGCGCGCCGCTGATGAACAATGGCGTGCAGGTCGAGTTTCCCCACGTCTGGAGCGACCCGGACCTGGACGGGATGCGATGGCGCCAGTCGGGCGACGTCATCTATTTCACCCATCGCGACAATCTGAGCCCGCGCGTCCTGCGGCGCGAGGGCGACGACTTCACCTGGACGTTCGCGCCGCTGGGCATGGAGAACGGGCCGTTCCGGGGGGAAAACGGCGACCCCGGCCGGACCATGGCGTTGAACGGCGGGCAGCTGACCGCCAGCCACGCCATCTTCCAGCCGGGCCATGTGGGCAGTCTGTGGCGTCTGCGGAGCGGCGACGGCAATCCGGGCGTGCTGAGTTGGGAGCCCGGCGAAGAGAATGTGCCCGGCGGGGCGCGAAGGCTGTCGAACGGACGGGTCTATAGCCGCGCCGGATCGGCGGACGACACCGGAAACACCCCGCCCCTGCACGAAAGCGGCACGGTGTCGGACGGCAAGGTGGACTGGCAATATGTTCACGACGGCGCGGCCGTGGTTCGCGTGATCGCCTACACCAGTCCCGTCGCCGTGACGGTCGCGGCGCTGACCGGGGTTCCCGAAGGTTTGGCCGGGGGCACGGCCTATTGGAGCGAAGGGGCCTATTCCGACGTGCGCGGCTGGCCCAGCGCCAATCCGGCGATCCGCGAGGAGCGGATGGTGTTCGCCGGCGGCCGGGCCGAGCCGGACGCGCTGAACCTGACGCGGACGGCCGGCTTCAATCCCTACACGCTGGACTTCAAGCCGGGGCTAGGCACGGGCCGGGTCGTGGACGACGACGCCGTGCGGCGTTTCGTCGGCGGCGACCGCGACCGGGTGGTGTGGATGGAAGGGTCGACCTTCCTGATGGCGGGCACGACGGCGGGCGAGTTCCTGATTTCGGGCGCCACCCTGGACGATCCGATCAGCCCCAGCGGCTGCGTGGCGCGCCCGCTGAACGATTTCGGATCGGCCGACGTGATGCCGGCCCTGGCGTTCGGCGGCCTGCTGTTCGTGGCGGCCGGCGGCGAGACGTTGCGCCGCGTCAACATCCTGCCGGACCAGAGCGACGATCAGCGCGACCTGAGCGTGGTCGCCGGCCACATCGCGAGCCGAGGCCTGAAGGAGCTGACGTGGGTCAAGCAGCCGCTGAACCTGTTGTGGGTGCGGCTGGCGGACGGCGGACAGGCCAGTTTCACCTATCACGACGAACAGAAGGTCGAGGGCTGGAACCGCCACGGCCTGGCGGCGCGCGGCCTGCCGACCCAGGACGCGCCGCTGGGGGGCGGTCTGAGACTGGAAAGCAGCTGTGTCGTTCCCGGCCCCAACGGCCGCCCGCGCCTGTTCATGATCGCCAGCCGGGTGAAGAATGGCGCGACACAGCGCATGATCCTGCGGCTGGCGGACGAAGCGGACCGGCTGTTCCTGGATATGGCCGAAGCCTATGTCGGACCGGCGGTGAACGGCGTCGCGGGGCTGGATCACCTGAGCGGCGAGGCGGTCACGATGATGGCGGCGACCGAAGCGAACGCATCCGTCGCGCCGGGGCGCGGCTGGGGCGAGTATCGCGACCGCCCCGTTGCAGGCGGCGCCGTGGCCCTGCCCGAGGATGTGACGGCGACGCGGATCTACGCCGGGGCGCCCTATCGCAGCCGATGGGAGGGCCTGCCGCCGGACATCGGCGGACCGGGCGGCACGGCCGGGCGCAAGGTCGACTACAAGAAGGCGGCCATCGTGGTGAAGACGGCCCTGGCGTGGGCCGGCACGACGGGGGACGAGGGCGACACCGAACGCGACCGGCTGTTGAGCCGCGAGCCGGGGGACGTGGCGGGTCCGGTCGAGCGACGCCAGACGTGGCGGCCGGTCCTGCTGGGCGGATCGGGTTATGAGCGGCGCTATTTCATCGAAACGGACAGCGGGTTCGACCTGGTGATCTATTCCGTTCGCGCGGACGCCGAGGCGAACGGATGAGGTTGCGCGTCTATTCGCCCTCGGACCCGTCGCGCATCGTGGCGCGAGCCGATTTCGCCGCCGAGCATGAGGCGGCGGGCCGTCCGCTGTTCGGACCGGAGCCGGTGGCGGGCGTGGCGTGGACCCTGACGGAAACCCCCGCCATCTGGTCCCTGCCCCTGGCCTGCGGCGGTCTGGAGCCGCAAGGCCATGGCCGATGGGCGGGCTGGCTGTATTCGGCGGACCTGAGCCCGCGCGGGTGGGCCATGGTGCGCCGGGCCTTTCGCGCAATGATCGCAGAGACCGGCGCGCGCCGGGTCGAGTTGAACGTGCGGACCCCGGCCGGGACGGCGGACTGGCCCCTGGCGCTGGCGGCGTGCGCCTTCGCCGTCAAACTGGGGCTGAGCCGCGAGGGCTTGATGCGCGGCTGGGGGCCGGACGGCCGGGACTATTGGCTTTATGCGGGGATATTCTGATGGTGGCGCCTGTTCTGCTGGCGGCCGGCGTGAGCAGCGTCGGGAAGTTGTTCGGCGGGTTCGGCGCAAAACGCGCGGGCCAGGCGCGCGCCCGGATGCTGACGAACCAGGCGCGCAATGTGCGCCAGGAAGCCGGGATCAAGGCGTCGCTGGCGCTGGAAGACAGCGACCGCACCGGGGCACGGGCGGCGACCCTGGCGGCGGCGTCCGGCGGCGGGGGGCTTCAAGGGTCCGCGCTGGATGTGATCGGCGATCTGGCGCGCCAGGGCGTGTATCGTGCGCGTCAGGTCGTGCGCGACGGGCTGGCCGAAAGCGCGGGCCTGCTGAACGACGCCACGACGACGAAGCGGCAGGGTAGTCTGGACCTGTTCAGCAGCATGATCGACGCCACGTCCACCTTCCTGGGCGGGGTCGGACAGGAGGCGAACGCCCGGCGCGGCGCGGACCAGGCCGTGCCTGGCTGGATGAGCAGGATCGGGTTCTGAGATGGCGAAACTTCCCCAGGCCCTGGACATGGCCGCGCCGAACGCGCGGCTGGGCGGCGGCGCGGTGCTGGATTTCAGCAGCCTGGACAATGCGCTTCAGGGCGCGGCGCGCCAGGTCGAGCGGGTGGACGAGAGCCGCAGACGCGCGGACGACGAGGTGGCGGGACGGGTGATCGAGGAGGTCCGTCAGTCCTACATGCCCGCCGCCAGCGAGCGGGCCTATGGCTATGACGGGCGGGCGCCAGGGTTCGCGGAGACGGAGCTGAAGGCGTTCGACGATCATTTCGCCATCCTGGACCAGGCCGAGATGTCGGACGGGGTGCGGCTGTCGGTCGGGCGCCAACTGCGCGACCTGCGCACCCGCACGGCGGCCCAGGCCATCGCCAACGAGGCCGAGACGCGCGGGCGACGGTCAGCCGCTGACCGGGATGCGGCGGAACAGGCCGATGCGGTCCGCGCCCTGATGGGCGTGCAGCAGGCGTTCGACACGGCCGAGGACGAGCGCCGCCAGACCTGGGACGGGCTGACGCCCATCGCCGACATCACCCGAACGTCCTGGCGCGAATTCGGGGAAAAGGCGCTGGCCGACCTGCCCGCCCCTGTCGCTGACCGGCTGCGGCCCATGCTGCTGTCGCAGGAGGCCAGCCTCTTCGCGCGGTCGATGGCGGCCGAGGACCAAAGCCGGGACGCGCGCACCCTGACTACGGTCGGAGAAGGTCTGAACGGCTTCGTGAACCGCGCGACGCGCGATCCGTCGCTGATGAGCCGGTTCGACGCCGAGATCCAGCCGATCCTGGACGCCGCGCCCGCCGCGCTTCGCCCCAAGCTGAAGGAGGAGACGTGGCAGGCGGCGCAGGCGGCGGCGCTGAACGCGCGGATCGAGCGGGGCGAGTTCGACGCAGTGGACGCCGAGCTGAAGGCCGGGCGATACGACCGGCTGGACGCCCGGTCTGTCGAACGGCTGAGAAGCGGGGTCGAGAGCGCCAAACAGCAGGGGGTGGTGGTGGATGCGATGCGGTCCGCCAACCTGGAAGCCGGGATCGCGGCGGACCTGCGCGACATCCTGTCGGGCAAGCCGGCCAATGCAGCGCTGATCGCCGAGGCGCGGTTGATCGGCGGGGAGCCGCTGGCGACCAAGGTGCGGCTGGACCAGCAGGCGGCGTTGAACGTGCGACCCCTGATCGGGCGGTTGCGGACGATGACGCCGCAGCAGGCGGACGCCGAGTTGGAACGGATGACGGCGGCGGCCGGGACGGCCGAGGGCGCGCGCACGCTGGAGCTGGCGCGGGAGATGATCCAGCAGGATCGGGGCGCGCGGGCCGATCCGGCGGCCTGGTCGGCGACATCGTTCGGGCCGGGCGACGCCATCGCCGCCGAGGTGCAGCGACGGCTGCGGGCCTATGGCGACGATCCCACGCCGACGACGGCGCGCGGCTACGCCCTGGCGCAGATGGAGGCGCAGCGGCGCGGAGGCGTGCCCGAGGCGTCGCGGCGCGTGCTGAGCCGAAGCCAGGCCGAGGCCTGGATATCTGCGGTCGATGCGGACGGCCAGCCGCAGGCGAGTCTGCAATCCCTGGCCGCGCGCATCGAGATGTTCGGGGCGGATTTCCGGCCGCGCCTGATGCGCGAGCTGACCCTGGCGGGGCTGAAGCCCGCCGACCTGGGGGCGCTGAGCTTTTACGCCGCATCGCCCGCGCGGATGCAGGCTTATGCCGCCGCGCGGGGACAGAAGCTGAACGACCTGGTGCCGGAGAAGACGGAACGGGAGCAGATCGACCGGGAGCTGGGGCGGCAGTTGCAGTCGTTCACCACCATCCTGGCCACGCCCGAGGGGGCGGCGGCGGCCCTGGAAGCCGCCAAGCTGACGGCCTACGCCGCCGTCAAACGCGGGGACAGCGTGCGGGACGCCGTGCGCAGCGCCACCGCGCCGATGAACGACGGCTGGGCCTATCAGGAGACCTGGGCCATTCCGGCCAGCGCGCAGCTGAATGCAGGCCGCGCGCGGCTGGCGGCGGGCCGCCGCGTGGAGGCCCTGTTGCGGCGGAACGGCGAGGGTCTGTGGGCGCCGCCCAGCACCGTGCAGACGCCCGCGCAAAGCCGACGGGTTTACGCCGATACGGTCCGCAATCGCGCGGAATGGCGGAACCTGGAGGATCGCAGCGGGATCGAACTGGTGACGCCCAGCGCCAACGGGGCGGCGTGGCTGCGGGTCAAGGACGCCGCCGGGCGGGATGTGGTGATGCGCTGGTCGGACCTGGACCGGGACGGCACGGTCGTTTCCGGCGCGCGGCGCTAGTTCCGCTGTCCAGGGGCGGTTCGTCCGCCCCCCATTCGGGCGGTCGCATCCTGGGGTCATGAGCGATCCCTACAGGCAGAATACGGCCAGCGCGACCGATGCGGACCTGACGGCCCTGGTCGAACAGGGGCCGGTATCCCATGCGTTGGGGCGGCGGTTGGTGTTCGACGAGGCGCAGGTCACAGACCGCATCGGCGGCTTCATCGTCAGCGACGACCGCCGCGCCCGCGACGACCAGCGCGCGCGGGTTTTCGGGCAGGACTACGCCAATGCGCTGTCGCCCGACGCCGCCAACGCGACCTATGGGGTCGAAGGCTATCTGACGTTCGACAGGCCGGTGAACGCCGCGCGCGCGGCCGAGATGCACCGGCAGGCCGAGCTGCGGCGGTTTCGCGAGCAGACGGCCGCGCGCGCCGATCTGAGCGGCCTGGAGACCATCGGGGCCAGCATCGTGGGCGCCGCGACCGATCCGGTGATGCTGCCGACCTGGTTCATCGGCGGCGGGGCCTCGGCGCTGCGGGCCATGCGGGTGGCGCCGTCGGCTGCCCCTTCGTGATG